TAATATTTGTTTATTAATGCAACACAAATTGCCTTTGGCAATTTGTGTTGCATTTTCAAAAAAATGAAAAAAACATTTATGCTTTGCATAAATGTTTTTAATATTTTGTTATTAATACAAAACGAAGCATTGCTTCGTTTTGTATTTTCAAAAAAATGAAAAAAACATGTGAATTGCCAAAGGCAATTCACATGTTTTTAATATTTCTTTTATAAATGATTTGTGCTTTGCACAAATCATTTTCAAAAAAATGAAAAAAACTGAAAATCAAAGCAACTTTGTTGTTTTGATTTTCAGTTTTTAATATTTGTTTATTAATGCAACACAAATTGCCTTTGGCAATTTGTGTTGCATTTTCAAAAAAATGAAAAAAATAGATGAATTGCCTGTGGCAATTCATCCATTTTTAATATTTCTTTTATAAATGATTTGTGCAAAGCACAAATCATTTTCAAAAAAATGAAAAAAAACTGAAAATTATATAACAAATGATCATCGAATTTTTGTATAAATTTTATAAAAAATGAAAAAAAACAGATGAATCGTCAAAGGCGATTCATCTGTTTTTAATATTTGTGTTTATTAATGCAACACAAATTGCCNNGCAATTTGTGTTGCATTTTCAAAAAATGAAAAACAAAAAGCAAGTTATTCAAATACAAATCAAATAAATAATCATCAACAATATGTAACAAATACAAACAAAGTGTATTGATGAATTACATTGTATCACCACTTGAATTGAATGAATACACAAGTGAAAAATACAATTGCAATGTATATTTTAAACGAGAAGATTTGCAAATAACAAATTCATTTAAAATTCGTGGCGCAAGCAATGCAATTATAAAAAAAAACCCAACTCATGTTGTGACATGTTCAGCTGGCAATCATGCTCAAGGCATTTTAGAAACATGTTTGCATTTTAATATTCCATGCACAATTTTTATTCCAATAACAACACCATTACAAAAACAAACGAAAATAGAAAATTACAAAAACAAATTACAAGATGAAAATAAATTTATGATCACAATAATAAAAACTCAAAACACATTTGATGATTGTTTGAAAGAAGCATTGGCATTTTGTAATCTCAATCATGAATTAACATTTATTCATCCATTTGACGACATTGATGTCATCAATGGACACAGTTCAATTTCGCAAGAAATAGCCAATGTCATTGATCCTGATTTCATCATTTGTTCAATTGGGGGCGGAGGTCTTGTTGCTGGCCAATTGCTTCATAGAAGTAACACAAATAAAACACATGAATATAAAATTATTGGCGTTGAGCCAGCAAATGCTAACGGCATGGAACTATCTCTCAAACACAACAAACCAACAGAATTACAAAACATCGACACATTTGTTGATGGATGTGCCGTGAAACGAATTGGCAATTTGACATTTGACATTTGTTCAAATAATGAAACAAAAATAGATGATATAATAGTTGTAACAAAAGAACAATTGTGCAAAACAATGATTGAATTGCATAATTTTTCGAATATAAAAACAGAACCAGCAGGAGCCTTGAGTGTTGCATGTCTTGATCAATTATCTCAACAATATAATTTGAAAAATAAAAATGTTGTTTGCATTATTTCTGGAGGAAACCATGATTTGAATAGAAATCATGAAATTGAAAATATTGCATCAACAAAACAAATAATAAAATTCAATTGACAACATCAACCAAAATCATTCATCATCATCAATTACCATCCATGTTGGATGTCTTGATTGTGACAATGTTGATTCATTGAGCAGATTTTCTTGATTGTCATTTGTTTTAATTGGTATGAAACATCCCTGATGTTTATGTTCCAATTGTTCCAATTGTTCATATTGTTTGACAGGCGATTCTAAAACATCATCAACTTTCACATAATTTGTTGAAAACTCATCATCATAATTTTTTATATTGATGTTGTTGTCGGAATAGGATTCGTCATTTGAATCTTCAGTTTCAGTTTCATTTTCATCACTTGTTTCATTTATGTTGGGAAACACACATGATATTTGTATAAATCGAGCAAATGTGTTTATTTTGTTATAAAAGGAATGAAAAAATGAATTAATGTTTCTGATCAAACACATGAATGTTCTTTTAATCATTGGCTAAATTATAAATATATTAAGCTTTGTTTTTTTTATATCAAAAAACAAACAAAACATTTTGCTTTGTTTTTTGTTTAACGAACAAAAAACGAACAAAAAAACAAACAAAACTCATCATGAATAATTAAAAAATTAATTATTCATCAAGAACAAACGCGTTTTTGCACATGTTTGCCAATTTTCAATTCATCAAGAAAAACAGAAATTCTGGTTGCATAATATTGCAACTCAGCCCAACTGCAATCCTTAACATAACGTGTGTGAACAAAAAAGATGTAGTCAGAGATAGCAATGATCAATTTATGCAAATGTGTCTTTTTTGCTGTGGACATCTTGATGTGTTCTCCAGCCATGATTTCCCAACAAATTGCATTCAGAACAAGCAACTTGGCCAATTCAGGATCAGTGGCTTGAACTGCATCTTTCCAACAAAAAAACGATTTTTTCCAAAATGAATTGTCGCAATTGTGATCAGATTCATTCAAAACCGTTTTTGCAGAAAACATACGTGCCCGCGCGTATTTGCACGATTGTTGAAGAGTTTGTTTCGAAACACATTGTTTGAGTTCTGAAACAAGTGTACGAACATACTGTGATTTTGCATTTTCTACAATTGGAACCACAATATTGAAACACCATCTGTGCATGAGAGATGCGTTTGACACAACATCCATCGTTCAACAATAATAAATGACAATCGTATTGGGTTAATATAATGAATATAAGCAATGTGTGACAGAACAACAAAAAAATCATTTTTTTAACAAAATAAAAACACACAAAACATCATATTGAAGGAATAAATTGCCATTTTAAATCTCGACACATATTTTCCCAAATTTTATCTTGTGCCAACAATTTGTCTCTGCTTTTTAAAAGCGTAAAATGTTCAAGAAATTCATCAAGTTCAAGTAATTCACAAAATTTGTACAATACATAAGAATAACTTAAAAAATTGACTCTGTCAGGAGGACAATGACGAGCAAATGGTATTTGTATTTTTTTAAACATGTTTTTTAATATTTCTTCTGTTTCACGATTAATGAAAGGAGGTGGTGTACCAGTTATTTTACCAATAATGTTTGGAATGTGTTCATAATATGAATGCAGCCGTAATTTTTTTAATATTTTTTTCATTATTTTGAGATTGATTTCATCAATTCCAATTCTATATTTTTTCAATTCGGCATTGATGTCAGCTAAAATATGTGCTGGAATTTCTGTTGATTCTTTAGCCTGAAATTGCGACAACCATTCAAGAAAATGGTTGATTCGTTTGTATGGACATGACTGCTTTTCTTGTAATTGATCTTTATAATTTGGAATATCACTTTCAATCACAAATTGTTCAAATTCTCCACATTTGGGACAAACAAAAATGCCATCTGAATACATGATAGTTTTATCGACATTGCATTCATTACAACGCAAAATGTTTGTTGAAACAAGTTTGTTGCTATATGACAAATTTAAAGCTTTAACAAAATCATCAAACATTGTTGCTTTGTTTTTTTTGGTTGTTTTTGTTGTTTTTGTTAATGATTTAACATCAATTGCATTTGCATTATGTTGTTCATTGACATTTTCATTTTCAATTAAATTGGAAGATTTGCCAATATTTTCATTGATTTTGTTTTCAATGTTGTTGACATTGTTGCTAATTTTGTTGTCAACAATATTGACATTGCCATCATTATCAACATTGCCATCATTATCAACATTGCCATCATTATCAACATTGCCAACATTGTCAACATTATGTGATGTTTGATTTGGCAAATCATCAATGATGTTGTTAAAATAATCAAATATTGTGCGTTGCTGAAAGCCTTTATTTTGTTCTTTGAAATGTTTTTTTGTATTTTTTTTGGCATTGACATTTTTTTTATTTTTAAAAAATGAATCAATGTTAGCCAATTGTGTTTTGGGAAAATTTCCGCTTGCACCATTATTGTCATTGTTTTCTTCAGCAACATTTTTATTGCAGTTTTCAAGATGTTTTGTGTTTTTTTTATCAATTGTTGTTCCACCATCACATGATTTGAATGCACTATGTTCATCATAATAATCGATGATGATATCGCCAGTTTTAGTGTAATAATCAACTTCTGCGACTTTGTTTTCAATATCATAAATTTTTTCATCAATTGTTACAATTTTTCTGCGCAATGCATTTTTATGTTGGATACAATCAAATGTGATATTTGTTACATTTTGGCATTTTTCAAATTCTAACTCAAGATTTGTTTTTTGTTTTTTTAGTTCGTCTAATTGATTATATTGAAAAGAAAATTTGTCAACAAAATGTTTATGAGTTGCATTTAATGTTGCAATTTCAGTGATTGCTTTGGGTTTGTTTGGCTTATATTTGAAAATGAAATCTGTCATTGCTGTAATTGAAACAAATTAAAACAACAAAAACAAAATGACACAATTTGATTATGTTGTGAAATGATGTTTATATGTTTATCCATTTTGCATTGTTAGAATAAAATGGAACAAAACATTGATAATATTGTTTCATTTTGTTTTGGCTTATTTTGTGTGTGCGAAACAAAAGTTATGTAGTTGCAAATGGCAATTATCTCGTGAAAAAATAAATTTTAACGCCAATATTTTTTTTCTTTGTATAGATTATATAATCGAATACATAAAAAATGGCAGGCGGTTTAATGCAACTTGTGGCATATGGTGCCCAAGACGTTTATTTGACTTCTGATCCCAAAATCACATTTTTCAAAGTGTTGTACAGACGTCACACCAATTTCTCTGTTGAAGTGGTTGAACACACATTGAACGGAACTCCTGATTTTGGTCGCAAATCAACTGTGACAATTTCTCGTAATGGCGATTTGATCACCAACATGTACTTGCGTGTGGTTTTGCCTGAAGTGCGTGCCAAATCTTCAGCTGGCCGCTTTGCTTGGGTTCGTCGTATTGGACATGCACTTGTGAACAACGTCGAAGTTGAAATTGGTGGTTCTCGCATTGATAAACATTACGGCACATGGATGGACATCTGGTATGAATTGTCTCACTCAGTTGGGAAAGAACGTGGCTACAACGCGATGATTGGTGATGTGCCCGCATTGACCCAATTGTCCACACCCAATGCCAGTTTAGTTGTGAAACCATCATACACATTATTTGTGCCTTTGCAATTCTGGTTCTGCCGCAACAATGGTTTGGCGTTGCCCTTGATCGCACTCCAATACCATGAAGTGCGCGTGAACATCGAATTCAACCCATTGGACAAATTGTACATCCGCTCAAGCGATTTCCTCATCGACAATGGTGTCAATCTCCGCGAAGTGTCACTCTTGGTGGACTATGTATACTTGGATGGTGAAGAACGCCGCCGCATGGCTCAAGCGGGTCACGAATACTTGATTGAACAATTGCAATTCACTGGTGAAGAATCTGCCACAACCACCAACGTGAAAACCAAACTCGGATTCAACCACCCAACCAAAGAAATCGTGTGGGCGATCCGCAACGGAAACTTCAACCCATCATCTGCTTCTCGTGGTCGCTCTTTCTTGGCGTACACTCATGATGATGCCAACTGGTCAGCGGCTTTGCAAGATGCTGCCAATAACTTGGCAAACAACATGTTGATTGCCACACTGGTAGCTGGTGCACCAACAGCTGTTGCTCAATGGCAACTTCCAGGTGTGCCACCCACAGTTAATGATTATATTGTGGCTGGACCAGTTGGCACAATTACACCAGCAACTTATGAATTTGGCAACACAGTAGCAGCAGCTGCCATTGGTGGTGCTGGTGTTTGGACTGGTGCTGGTGGTCACAATGTGACTGTTGTGACTTCAATTGGCACTGGTGCCATCCCTGTTAACATGGGTCTGTACATCCGTAAAGGAGTATTGACATACAACTCTGTTGATTTGTCCACATTTGTGTCTGAAGTGACTGTTGAAGTTGGCACAGTGACTGGCATCCCATACTGGGTTGCTGTGGCGTCTCGCCACACTTTGACCCAAATGGAATACCTCAGTTTGCCAGTGACCTCATACATTGACAACCGCACCCAAACCAATGGATCTGGTGTGAACCAATGGGATTTGGTTGTGTGGCAATGGAGCAACTATGGTATGTTGATCGATGGTTCATTGAACCCTGTCAGCCGTGGATTGATCCAATTCAACGGTTTGGATCGCTTTGATGAACGTGAAGGTGCGTACTTCAACTACGTACAACCCCAACAACACCACAGCCGCACCCCTGCCGATGGTGTCAACTTGTACTCATTTGCTCTTCATCCCGAACAGCATCAGCCATCTGGCACGGCCAACTTGTCTCGCATTGACAACTGCAACTTGAACTTGACAATGGCGTCACAGACCGTGAATGGCATCAATGTGCAGTCATTGAACAGTGACACCAAATTGTTCATTTACGCTGTGAATTACAACGTATTGCGTGTGCTTTCGGGCATGGGAGGACTGGCCTACAGTTCATAAACATTAATACATATATACATGATAAAATACAATTAAAAATGTTATTATTTGTTTAAATAATAACATTATGTGATTTATAATGAAATATTTTGATATATTAAAATTGTTGTTGTTGAACAAATTATAATATTATTTATTTGAGTTGTCATTAACACAATGGCGATATTTGTGTGTTTCAAGCGATTGTCAATATAAACAACATTATGATATCAAACCATTTTTACAATGACAACATAATAGCATATTAGTTATTTATAATCATGTTACGAAACACAAATTTTGTGTTGTTTTAATAGTTACAAACAATTGAACAAACATTTTGTTTGTTTCAGAGAAAACATTGGCGTTTTGTTTTTACACAAACAACTAGATGGCATGGGTGGAATTAATTATATGGTTTGGCTGGAAACTTGAATAGTCTGAATGTATTAAAAACGTATATGAATCAGATTTAAAGAAATGATCTCATTTGTATTTATAACAACATTCAAATAATTTGTGATAAAAAAATGAATTCATCAATGTCAAATGACAGCTGCAATACCAACATCAAAATCAATAAAAATGAACTAAACAACAACATTTGTACACAACTTGACAAAAATATAATGTCAAAAAAATCCAAATCAAAAGGCGAAATCATTGTTGTTGAAAATGCCAACAACACATTACCTGAAAAATACAAATCGAAAATAATTTTTGTTGACAGTGATGATGAAAGTGTCATTTCTCTTCATCAAGAAAAAAACAAAAAACGCGATGAGTTTGAAAAACAAAAAAAAGAAATAGAACAACTTCAAAAAGAAAAAAAACAATTGCAAAAACAATTAGAAAAACAAATACAAAAACAAAAAGAACAATTGCAAAAACAAAAAGAAATTCATCAACATTCAAACAAAAAGCCATCAGCAAATGATCAATTAGAACTCAAAACTGAAGAAGGCAAAAAACTCACAGTTGAATTGGAAAATGCAATAAAAATTGATAACAAAACAACAATTGTTGAACAAATCAAATACAAAATTGCAGCAACAAAACAAATCAAACATACAAAAGTTGCGTATAAAATTGTTGATTATGAAAACAAACAATATATTGTGTGCAAGCCTTTCACTGATCAAATTGTTGCAAAATTATTTGTTGTTGATTTTGAATACAAAGACATAATTTATTTGCCATGGCACAACAATCCAACAACGCAATATATATGGACAAGAGTTGGTGCAAATTCATTTTATTTGCACAGTTATATTATGAACAACATCGAAAAATTAGATGATCTTGATGCAAAATCAGTTGATCACATCAATCGCATCAGAACAGACAACCGCAAATGCAATTTGCGTCTTGCAACACAAACTGAACAAAATTTCAATCAAAAAAGACGTGAAAGAAAAGCAGAATTGCCAGCTGATTGTGGAATAAGTTGGTCAGAAGTCCCAAAATGCGTGACTTATAGTAAAGAATCCGGATTGCATGGCGAACATTTTGACTTGGAACTCAAGGGATTGCTGCCTGACGGCAAATCCCTTCGCAAACAATCGTCAAAATCCAAACAAATATCATTGCGATGCAAATTGGAACAAATTTATAACATATTGAAAGAAATTGACAAACAATTTCCAAATGTATTGCAGGAACGTGGCATTTTTTATGGAGCATCAGAAGAAATAAGAAAATCCATTATTGATTACAATGAAATTTTGAAATTGTCTGGATTTGAAGAATATGAAAATTGTCTTGTGTCTGTTCCTCCAAAAAAAGGCGAAGAACAAAAAAATAAAATTGACATGGACAAATTGTCCAAAGTTGAAAAACAAACATTAGAATTAACAAAATTGAAATCAACTGGCACCAAACAGCGACTTGCTGTGTTGCCCGAAAATTGTGGTGTAACAGCTGATATGATTCCAAAATATTGCTATTATGTCAAAGGAAACTCCAAACATGGAGATGGATTTATGATTGAAAGACATCCAAAATTAAATGGCAAACGACAACTTGGAACTACACAAAGCAAAAAAGTATCAACATTGGACAAATTCAAAGAATTGAAACAAAAACTCCAAGATTTGGAAAATGATAATCAAGACACCAAATCCGACACCAAATCTGACACCAAAT